AAATTTTACTAGATCAGAATTTACTATTGAAGAAGTAGCTAAAGGTTCAGCTCATATTTTTTGGAATGTTGAGGGTTTTTGGAACGATTATACTATCCTTCTAAATGTTCAAAGACACAATGGTAAATGGGATTATCATTTAAGTTCGGTTTCGGGTGGTCATGAAGAAGGATTTGATCCAATGATTAGAGCTCGTAACTTTGCAGCTGCTATGAATGATGCTGCTGATACTATTGAGTATCTTTTATTAGTTGAAGATCAATTAGAAATTGATTTCCAAAAACATCAAAAAAATATTTCTAAGGAATTTATGAAGCAATTTGCAGCATAGGAGGGAAACGAATGAAGAACTTTGAGCAACTCGCACAAGAGTGCTGGGCAGCAAAAACTGTTGACCTTAAAAAAGAAGTACTGTATAATATGATTGATCTGTTCGACCATAAGAAGAAGGCTCATACCTTCCGTGAACAAGTAGATAAGTTTACTAGTGGTCGTCAGTTAGATAGAATCGCAGCTAATATTATGTTGCGTGATACTGATAAAGTAGTATGAAAATATTCTAGGAGTTATTATGAGTAATCAAAGAGGTGGTACCTGGAAACCAGCAACAATGAGAGATAGCGGTGGGTCTATGACTCAGGTAGCTTTCTTCAAAGAATGCGCTCGTGAACTTTACGATGCTAAAGAAGATACAGCAGCATTCTATTTTGAACAACTAGTGGATCATTTACGCCAAGGTGGTTCATTACATCCAAATCAAGCAGATAGGGCATTAGGACTATGAATAAAAAGAAGATGACCGCTAAGTCAAAAAAACTAGTAAAGAACATGAATGAGTCTAAGAGACTTATGAAATCAATGGATGCATTCACAAAAGAATCCATGTATTATAATGACTATGAAGTTAAAGAATATGTGAACGATACATTTGGTCACCACTTTAACAATACTAGTGATTGGTAAGATATTCAGGTATCTGACATACTCAGGTATTTGGTTTACAGTAATACTTAATCCTTTTCATTGGCATCTAAGATGGAACTGTTTTTTTCAAGATCCATTTAGAGATGATAAGGAGATTATTGACATACAATTTGTATGCTTTAATATAAGAATCGTGATAGATGACGGGTCTGACTGGATAGACTTTGATCAAAATAATGAAAAATAAACGTAGCTCACTGTTGACTTTTTTAGAATATGATGTATAATGACCTCATAACAATAATAAAAAAGGAGAACGATTATGGCTAAGAGATTTGTTGACAATGATAAGAACTCATCAATTATGAGAACTGCTATCAATAAACAAAAAGATCTTAATGTTATTATGAGAGCGTTATTTGATGCTTCAGATTCAGATTTCATTATGCATGATGATCAGCATGTAACTTTAATCTTTCCAACTGTTCATCAAACTAGACACGGTTGGGATTTAGTTGACGGTTCAAGAGCTAAGGCTTCTGACCTAGGTGGATTCACTTTAAGAATGATTGACAGACTTGCTGATCAAACTGATATCGTTGATATGTGGTACCCTAAAGATGGTCATGTTGGAATTCACTTCAACAAAGACGCTTTGAGAAACAGACTTGATTCAGACATTCTTGATGACATGAATGCTAGAAATGGATTCAATAGATACGTTCCTAGATGGTCTGGTGACTTTGCAGCTTGGGCTGCAGGTCAAATGAATAGCATTATATTCTAATGGACAAAATTGACTTACTACTTGACTATCATTTAATCACTAGGAAAGATGGTTCGTTTGTTTTCTTTAAGGACTATGAAACATTTAGAGATCACTTAAAGAAAATTGTTAGTGGCGATGATGCTGATTTATTTTATGATGATAATAAAACCCTATAAGGAGAATAATATGACAAAAGATCAAATGCTAGAAGGTTTACGAAACGGTCGTTGTGCTGTTCAATTTACTAAGAAAGATGGTTCTGTACGCAACATGCTTGCTACTCTTAACTTCGACTTCATTCCAGAAGAGAAGCAACCTAAGGGTACTGGCAAAGCACAACCAGACAACTCACCTATCATTCGTGCTTTCGATTTAGATAAGGAAGAGTTTCGTTCTATAAATACAGATACTGTGACAGTGTTCACATCAGAAGGAGTAATCAATGCCGCGTAAGAAGCGTGTGATGACTGAAGAGCAACGCCAGGCGGCAATTGAACGCCTGGCTAAGGCTCGCGAAAAAAGATTGAAGAACAATCCACCTGAGTATAAGAATGTAGCTAATACTGTTCTTGCATTACCAGAGGATGCTGATCTCTCAATGAAGAATGTTAAGCAATGGATTAAGACTCAGCGTGGTCTTGCTGCTGCAGAGCGTCAGAACATGAGAGCTGGTATCAAAGGAGCTCAGGCTAAGTTGTTAGCAATCAATGGTTATGTTAATAACATGGAAAACTATCTAAAGACAGGTGACTGGATTGATAGTTATTGGGGCGAGTATGCAGAGAACAAGATGGGTTGGATCTGCACACACATGGCCTATGATGATGAAGGTTATCCAAAGCGTTCTGTTGGTGTATTCTATAAGGACCTTGGTATGACATGGACACAAGAAATGGATGTTGCAGAAAGGAGTCGTAATGGTTGATTTGGATAATAAGATAATCACTAAGAAGAGATTTAGTGAGGCTGTTGAGCACATGGTACTAAGAACAAAGATACCATTTATGGAAGCAGTGCTGGAGGTTTGTGAAAAGAACCATCTAGATCCAGGTGATGTGAAAAGGCTTTTGACAGATTCAATCCTAAACAAGATTGAGGCAGAAGCAGTTAAGAATAGACTTATCCCGAAGACAACAAGTGAATTACCGTTCGACGATTAATTTGATGGAACCATTTGAAGCGTATAAAATATATCAATCTATTAAGTTACATTTTGATAGTGATACATATGACGCAGTCAAGTATAATTATAAAACTTCTGCTAAGGCACAATCCTTCTTTAAGAGAAAGGATAAATACTACTTTGCGAAGCTTGCTAAGAAGTATTCAAAGAAGCAGGAGCTTACAGAGTTTTTAGTTGCTAACTTCACTCAAGGTACGAAGTGGGTTGGTGACTTAATTGATGATGATGCTGAGAAAGCATTTACACAGTGGCAGAAGCGTAAGCAGAGTCTGTCATATGAATTTACAAAAGATTTAAGATATTTACGAGCGTGGTGCGACGAAAACGGTGGTAGTTTCGACTATATACTACAGGTGCATGATGGCCAACACCCTATCGTCGTTGCCATGCTCACCAGATCTGAAATCTCGTTAGAAACAGTTGTGATAATAAACAAACTAACTGGATTTCTAGATGCCGCTGATCAAAAGATTAGCGAACCTATTCTTTGGCCTGATATATTCAAAAGGTTAAAGAAGACCGAACCCTTTGTTGAGGTTGACTTAAATAAAATGAAGTCCGCTGTTGTCAAAGAGTTCAAAATATAGTATAATACAACGCACACAACGTACACAAGGAGAAAAATATGTCGTTTGAAAACCTAAAGCGCTCTCGTGGCGCAAACGTAGATCAACTTTTAGCTGCTGCTGACAAGATGGGTGGTAATGCACAAGGCGATAAAAAGTCTTATGTAGATGATCGCATCTGGAAGCCTACAGTCGATAAGGCTGGTAATGGATATGCAGTTATTCGTTTCTTACCTGCACCTAACGGTGAAGACCTTCC